GAGGACGGCCATGCCGTTGAATACTGGGGGGGCAAGCGGTGAGCAAGACGGTTGTACACGAGTACACCCCGTACGGCGCCGCGCGCCAGCTTTGGTATCTGCGCGCAACCGAGCTACTGCTGGAGGGCCCGGCTGGCACCGGCAAGTCTCGGGCGCTGCTGGAGTACATCAACTTCCTGTGTGAGAAGTACGACGGCATCCGCGTGCTGATGCTGCGCCAAACACGGGAGTCCCTGACCGAATCCGTGCTTGTGACCTTCGAGCACGAGGTTTTGTGGCCCGGACACCCCGCAATCCACGGTTCTGCGTCCCGAAACACGCGGCAAAACTACCAGTATCCCAACGGCTCACACATTGTTGTTGGCGGCCTGGACAAGCCCGAGAAGACGTTTTCGACGCAATATGACGTGATTGCGGTGTTTGAGGCCCGCGAAATTGGGGCCGACACCTGGGAGTGGCTGGCTCGTGCAAACCGCAACTTCAAAATGCCGTGGCAGATGCGGATTGCGGACACCAACCCGGCTGGCGAGTTCCATTGGCTGAACACGCACTTCCCGCAGGGCTTCCGCGAAGTGCCTGAGCGCCATCGCGGCGACAAGTGCGTGCGCTTGCTGTCGCGCCACATGGACAACCCGGTGTACTTCGACCAGAAAGAGGGGGGCTGGACGAAGGAGGGCGACGCTTACGTCCATGGCATCCTCGGAAACCTGACCGGGGCCCGCCGGGCCAACCTATACGAGGGCAAGTGGGCGAGCGAGGAGGGCATCATCTTCGAGGACTGGGACCCGTCGGTCCACTTGATGGATCACGAAGACCTGCCCGAGATGAAGTGGTACTTCGCCAGCTACGACAAGGGGCTGCGGCACCCCGGCACGTTGCAGGTGTGGGGCGTGCGCGACGACGCGATGTACATGGTGCGCGAGATCTACCGCACCAACCAAAACCAGGACTGGTGGGCCGAGCGCGTGATGGAGGCGCAGCGCGACTTCGGGCTGCAAGCCCTGGTATGCGACCCCAGCGAGCCGGAATACATCCGCGTGTTCAACGACAGGCTTGGCGCAGCGCGCGGACGCGACGGCGACAGGATTGCACGCAAGGCCAAGAACGCCATCCGCACCGGCATCGACATGGTTCGCTGGGCGCTGAGCGAGGCTGACAACGGGCCGCGCATCCAAGTGGTGCGGGATTGCCTGTCTGGGCGGGACGAGGACCGTGTGACCAAGAAGAAGCCCTGCTGCCTTATCGAAGAGATGCCCAGCTACGTGTGGTCTAAGAGCAAAGACGGGCGCCCGGTAAAGGAGCGCCCCGATCCGGTTTGTTCAGACCACGGTGTGGACGCCCTCCGCTACGCTGCAATGTTCCTGTGGAACAAAGACCTGTCCGAGCCTGATCGCCCGCCCGAGTACGAGCCCGGCACATACGGCAATCTCTTTGGACACTCCGACATGTACCTTGAGAGCAGGGGTTTGACCGATGCTATCGACTGACCCCAAGGATCTCATGCAGGAGATCAAGTCGGCCATCGAGTTCCGCGAAGGGCGGCTGACCGAGCTAGAGGAGCAGGTCCACCGCTTTACCGGCCCGGCCTACGCGCCCAATGATGGCAGCGCTGGCGACTACGCGCCGGAGAACACCTACTACGAGTACATCAGCCTGATGATCCCCCGGCTGGTGTACGACAACCCGCGCGTGCAGGTTAGCTCGCGGCGCCCCGGGGCCCAGCAGGATGTAGCCGAGGCGCTGCGCCATGGCCTCAACCGCTGGTGCAAAGACAGCCACCTGCGCGGCACGCTTGCCGAGCTTGCAACGGACATGCTCCTTAGCTGGGGCGTGTGCATTGTCCGGCAGGAGGAGAACAAGGGTGTCTCGCTCCCGCAGTCGGACCCGATCAAGTCCGCAACGCCGTCCTGGCCGGTCATTGAGCGGCTGTCACAGAAGCGGTTCTTCATCGACCCGCAAGCGCAGCGCTGGGAGGACGCACGCTTCTACGGGCACGTGTGGCGCCGCGACAAGGACGACCTGCTTGAGCTTGCAAAGGACAACCCGGACGCCGGCTGGAACGAAGATGTCATCCAGCAGCTTTCGACCGGGACAGCCGACGAGCAAAGCGAACGCCTGCCCTACGAGCAGGGCCCGGACGCCGTAGATCGCAAGGAGATCTGGTGCTACGAGGTCTGGGTCCCCGAGATCCAGCTTGATGGCGAGCCTGGGCCGGAGGCCGGCTTCCACGGCACGATCTACACCATCGGGCTAAACCAGCCCATTGGCGACGAGAAGGACGGCAAGGCGTTCTTTGTCAGGGAGCCTCGCCCGTTCTACGGCCCGCGCACTGGCCCGTACGTCATATACGGCTGCTACAAGGTGCCCGACAACGCCTACCCGCTGTCCCCGCTTGTGGCTGTGCAGACGCAGATCACGGACCTGAACGAGCACGTCCTTGCTGCAAGCAACTCGATGATGAAGCACAAGCGCATCGTCGGGGTCAACGACAGCCGCACGGCGCAGCTTGTCAAGAACACCCAGCACGACTACGTGACGGTGGTGCCGTTCGAGGACGGCAAGGCGCTGGTGCAGGAGTTTGAGCTAGGCGGACAGACCGAGCAGCAGGCCGTCTGGATCAACACGTGCCGCCAGCGCGCCGACAGGGTGCTGGGCATGGACGAGGCCCTGCGCGGCTCTGTGTCTGGGTCTGGAACCGCCACCGAGCACACCATTGCAAGCGAGGCCGCCAACACGCGCATGGCGTTCATCCGCCAGGTGTTTGCCGACTCGACGGTCAAGCTGCTGAGCCTCGTTGCGTACTACATGTACCACGACGACGAGATCGTGTTCCCCCTCGGGGAGGACGCGATCAAGGAGATGGGCATGCCCGAGGAGGTCGCCATCATCTTCCAGGGCGGCGGCCACGACCCCGACGACGGCTACACGTTTGACGACCTGGAGCTAGACATTGAGCCGTACTCCATGGAGCGCGCCAGCGAGGGGCTCGCCCAGAAGCGCGCCCTGGAGATGCACCAGATTCTTATCAACTCGCTGCCGACAATGGCCGCGTTCCCCGACTACCCGTGGCGCGAGCACTTCGCCAAGATCGGCAACGCTATGAACGCGCCGGACATGTCGGAGCTTGTCACCACCAGCCTGCTGCAACGCCTGGCGCAAGACCTGATGCAGATGCAGCAGTCCCAAGCCCAGCCCGAGCCGATGCCGTCGCAGCCCCGCATGGGCAAGGACGTTGGCTCTAGCCGCCTGATGAACAACAACCAACCCAAGCCGTCTAAGTCTGTCCCGATGATGGGCGACGTGATGGCCCAGATGATGCAAGGGCCTGTCCAGCAGGCACCCCAATGAGACGCACCTACGTTTTTCGCAACGGAAAGATGGTGGAGAAGAAGGCCACCCGCGCGCGAACGCGCGTAGAGCTTTCCGTGCAGCCCGACATCAACTTTGCCTCGCACCAACTGCCGCGCAACTGGGTCCACCACGAGCAGGCCGGGGGCGAGTTCAACGACAAGGGCCAACCCGTTTTTAGCACCCGCAAGCAGATCGAAGAGTCTATGGCTCGCGCTCGCGGGGAAGAAGGCACGACCATCTACCACAACGAACTATGACCGCAGAAGAGAACGCGAACGAGCCCGAGGCCGTTGCGGAGCAGCCTGTACAAGCTGTCGAGGGAACCCCTGAGCCGGCGCCGGAGGAGGCGCAGGAGGCCAAGGAGGACGCCCTTCTGGAGGAGCTTGACCCTGGGCGCGAAGAGGACGGCGACGCCGCTCCCGAGCCGCAGGCCAAGCAGGAGACCAAGGAGCCCGTCAACAACGAGGAGCTTTCGGACGCATACACCGTGCTCCGGCGCGACGGGTTCCAGCGCGAAGACCTCGAAGCGCTAGACAACGAGGCAATCCTGCGCCTTGCGGAGCACCGCAAGAAGGTGCAGACAGATGTAGACCGCCTGATTCGTGAAGGCAAAGAGCAAAAGCAAGACGGCGACACCGAAGCGAGCGAGCAGACCCTAGAGGACTCCGAGGCAGCCCAACCACAAGCAGAGGCCACCCCGGACGCACCCTTGACGGCTAACCTGCAAGAAGCCGCTGCGCCCCTTGCCGAGTACCTCGGCCTAGACGAAGAAGGAAAGGGCTTGCTCATCAAGTCCTACGAAGCCGTGGTGGCGCCTGTGCTTGCTCAAGTGCAAGCCATGCAGTCGGCGCAGCTTCAACGGGAGGTTGATGAAGCGAGAGCGGATCTTGTGGAGACGTATCCACAGATTGCAGACGGAGAGGACGAGAACATCCAACGTGTCATCGGGCGTATGGTCCAGCTATACGACCCGGAGGCCAGCCACATCCCCAGCGTACGGGAGTTGATGGAGGAGGCTATCGGCCTTGAGTTCCGCGAGGACTTCCGAAAGGAAGCCCAGTCTGCGCAAAAGGTAATGAAGCGCTACCAGCGCAACGGAATGCCCGACTCGCCCAAGCGGCAGCGCACTCCGGCCAAGGAAATGACGATGGAGGAGCGAGAGGCAGCAGTCCTCGACATGCTCGAAAGCGACATTCCTGATCGGCTGCAACGCGCGCGGGAGATTGGCGGGCGCTAACTTTTTTCTAGGAGCTACGAGAAATGGCCTCTGCACTCAGCACGTTCAACGACTTCGTTGACACTACTGGCCCCGCGTTCCTTACGTCCGCCGAGGACGTGGTGAACGAGGCGGTCAAAAATAACTATCTGCTGCGCCGCTTCCTGCGGGGCAAGGGTCCTGATGAGGTTGTCCAAGGGGGCACCAAAATCAAGGACACCATGATGTTCGATGAGAGCAACAGCTTTCAGTTCTATCAGCCCAACGAGACCTTCACCTGGAGCAACCCCCAGGTGCTGGACAACTGGGAGATTGACTGGCGCTTTGCTGTCGATCACATGTCCTGGACCGACCAGGAGATCGAGCTAAACGTCGGCGGCGGCATGGGCAAGGCTGCCCGCCACCAGGCCTACAAGAGGCTCAAGCGCACCAAGGAGCAGCGCCTCTGGACTTCCATCCTCAACGGGATGGAGGACCAGTTGTTCGCAATCCCCAGCGCTTCGGAGATGGAGGGTGACGGCGCAACGGCGACCAAGCCGTACAGCATCCCCATGTTCATCAACGAATGCACTAGCTCGGCGTACCACACCAATACTACGGCGGAGATCTTCACCGTTCAGGGCATCAACAGTTCAACCCAGGCGGGCTGGCAGGTGCAGCAAAAGAGCTACACTACCTCCGGCAACAACACCGGCATTATTGCCGCGTTTGACCAGATGTACATGGACGTGGAGTTCACTCCGCCGCCGTCGCATCAGGAGTATTTCGAAAAGCCTAGCCTAAACGCGCAGTTTATTGCGTGCAGCCAAGCGGGCCAACGGATCTACACCACCCTGCTGCGTGACGCCCAGGACACGTTTGTTACGGCCAGCCGCCAAGACCCGGCCTACATGCGTCCGCAGTACGCCGGTATCGACCTGGAGCGCGTTGTTGCCCTGGACACCTATGCTGGCTACGGCAAGGCTGACGGCTCTCAGGCTCCGAAGACGGAGTCCACAGCCGACGCCTTCCTAGGCCCGCGCTACTACTTCATCAACGGCAACTACCTGAAGCCTGTTTTCCACAGCAGCCGCTACATGTACTCGCACCCGACGATGCGCCACCCCAACCAGCCGTTCACCACCATTATGCCGGTGGACTCCTGGTACAACTTTGTTTGCCGCAGCCGCAAGCGCCAGGGAATCGTGTTCCCCGGCGACAACGTCACCAACCTGTTCTAGGCCCCCCACTAACCACTAAGGAAATAATCCAATGAGCATGAATCCCATTCATGGGCCTGTCGATGGGCTTGAGCCCCGGCGGGTGACTGTGGAATTGACCGCCTATGCGGCTCTTTCTAAAGGCGACGTTGTTGCCGTCTCGCCCACGGTTGCGAACGGCAAGTTCTACACCACGCAGGCTCCGGCAAGTGACAATGCCGGCATTGACGATAATGAGTTCGGCATTTTTGTCGTGGCCCTGGAAGACATTGCCTCGGGGGCAAAGGGCCAGTTTGCCGTGTCCGGCATTGTTGACTGCCTAATCGACGGCACGCCTGCGGTGGGCGCAGGTGTAAGCGTCAAGGTCACAACGAAGAACCTCCTTGCTGCTGCCACCGCGTCTAAATGCGTTGGCTATATGCTTGAGACCGGAGCCAATGGAACCGGCATTCAGAGCGTTCTGTTCGACGGCTGGAACGGGTTTGGCATGAAGGATGCCTAATCTAGCTAGATAACTACGCAGCCGCCGGGGGCACGGGCCCTCGGCGGCTACACCGAACACCACGCAGAGGCCAGCATGACTTTTCGACCCAATCCCCAATACCCGGTCTGGGATAGCAGCACCAAGACCAACGTAACCGCGTCAGTCAACCGTGCGGCCTACGCTACGTTTGTAGCTTCGGACGGCACCGATAACACCGGGACGCACACCTACTACCTCGGGGCCTCTGCGTACTACGTCACTATTACTGCCGACGATACAAACGAGCCGCTTGTCATTTCGCCAAGCACCGTTGTCGCTGATGGCGGCATTTACATAAACGACCACAGCGGCGATGTAGCCAACTTTGGGTTCTTCATCGAGCCGGGCACGACGTTCTACGTGCACAACGCCCACGCTTCGTCGGGGCACGCAATCTACTACACCGTCCACCGCAACGCGTGGACCGAAGTAACGGACGCATAAAAGGATCTAATCATGCCCTGGAGACCCGAGCCGGCCCCGTGGACGTGGGACAGCAACACCGACACAGCGGACACTACGATTGGCGTCGCCGGCTATTCCGACGTGACAATCGCAGGCGGCGCCTGCTACGTCATCTTCACGCTCAAAACTGCGTCTGGAGACCTCATCCTTAGCACCACCAAAGACCCGGACGGAGGCACCGACCAAACCGGCAAGGGTGTTGTCCTAGAAGACGGCGCTGGCGGCATCCGTAACTACGGAACGTATGTAGAGCCTGGAACTGTTATCCGGGTAACTGGCGCCCAGAACGACGTGTTCCACGTCACGACCTTCTACAACAAAGTATGAGCCTCTCTGCCCACGACGCCATTCGGCACATCGAGCACACGCTTGCTTCGGACTCTGTGCCGGGCGTCGGGGCAATGCGCATTCTCAACGACGCCGGGCAGTTCCTCGTGAACATGCACAACTGGCGTTGGCTGGAGTCCCAGCAGGCCACGCTGGACCTGCTCAAGGACACGGACTACGTGTGGCTGCCTGACAACTTCCGCGAGCTTGTGGCCGTCCAGACCGAGGACGGCATCAACGCAGGCGTGCAGATGACGACGCAGCAGCAGCTACTCCGGCTGCGGTCTATGTCGGCTGCAAACAGCTACGTGTACCACGCGGCTGTGACGCACGCGATGCGGCAGGAGCAGGCATCGGGGACGCTGACGTTCCATTCGAGCAGCCAGCCTGACAACGACAGCGTCGTCACCCTAGACGACAAGCGCAACGCGGCGGTGCAGTTCAAGTTCGTTGCCTCTGCTGGCACGGACACCGATGTGCTGCGCCACGTGGTCAAGGGCACGACAACGGCGGACACGGCAGCCGCGTTTACCGACGCCGTCAACGCTGCCCCCACGCTGTACATGCGCGCAGCCGACACAGCCACGCGGGTCAGCACGCTGACGTACACGATGCCTGGGGCGGTCGGCAACAGCGCTACGCAGGCGCAGACAACGGCCACCACAAACATCACGTTCTCTGGCGGCACGCTGTCTGGTGGCCGGGACGGGGGCACTCCGCAGCCCCGCCTGGACATCTGGCCGACGCCCACAACGGACAGCCTTGGCGGGCTGCTGGTGTACTACCGTGGCGGCTGGCTGCCTGTCACCAACGACAAGCAGATGCTCTACCTGCCCGAGTGGATGGAGACGCTGTACCTGCTTGCCGTGCGCGCGTTCGCGCGCGGGTACGAGCGCGAGGGCGACGGCACCGTCAACATGCGGCTGGCCGACATCAAGCAGGGCCCCATCTTCATGGCGGCGCAGCAGCGCGACAAAGAGATGACCCCGACCATCGGGGCTATGACCGGCGGCGCGGTCGAGGGGCTGCGCGCAAACTACGACTGGTTCTGGAACTTTAGCAGCACAGCCGGGCCCTCCTGATGCCGCGCATTGCGTTCGACTACCCCTATGGGGGGCTGTCCGAGGTGTTTAGCTTCTCCAACCAGGAAGTCGGCACCTCAAGGGACGAGCGCAACATGCGCTCGATCGACCCCGTAACGCAGCGCATTCGAGGGGCGCAAAGGGCTGGGCTTGGTCTGCACGCTGGAGGCAACCAGCTAGATGGCTCCAACAAGATCAAGGCCATAGTCTCGCTAGCCAAAGACAAGACGCAGCTTACGTGGGCCAAGAACCAGGCCGGCGGAGTGACAGGCAGCAACGACTGGGACGTTAGCGTGCTGCCGACGCCGACGCCCTGCGTTGACATAATCCGAGACGACTACGGTGGGTTCTACGCGGCTGACGTAAACGGCGCCGTCCACCGCATCAACAGCGACGGGGAGGTCATCAACACGATGACCTTTCCGCTGCCAAACGGCTCCAAGGTCAACGCCATTGCCGTAGACCAATACCAGAACATTATCGCCGCTACCGGGCCGACAGCCAGAGACCAAACACATGCCGCAGTCCTGTACGCGGCAGAGTTGCAGGCCGATGGCACGTACGCCCTTGCGTGGCAGATTGAGATGTCTTCCGTCTGGTCAATCACCAGCGTAGCCATCTACCCCGGGGCCGTCAGGGATACGCTGTACGTTACAAGCTCTGCGCAGCCAAGCACGACTGCGCAGACAAACGTGTACATGCACGTATTCCCAGAGTACGACATGACGTACGCCCCTAAAGAGGACGTATCTAAGAAGTGGACTCAGGCCGTCGGGCAAACAGCGGCCACCCTAAGCTCTGGCTGCGCCAGGCTAATGCAGGTGGCAATCGCTACACCGGGACACGCATATGTCAGCGTCACGGATCAGGACGGCAACGACGCGGTCTACCAAGCCGTCTTTCGCGTTGACCCTAACGGTACGTCTCCTGCGTCAAGCACATACTCGATTATCAACTCCGGGGGAGGGACCGACGTAGCCGGAATTGGAATGTGCGTCACGGTAATCGAGACCCTATCCAGTGGCGACATTCACATTGCAACGGCTGGAGACAAGCTGGGCAGCAATAGCGCCGTCCGACACATCACCGTCCTCAAGGACGACAAGGACGCAGGAACGCTGGCGGCAAGCAGTGGCGTCAGCTTTGGCGGAAGCTCAACCGGATGGCGCGTCAATGGCAGCGACGGCTCTGCGGCGGGGGTTGGCGATAGCCGGCGCATTCGAATTGCGGTTGACAAGGACGGGCACCTATACGTTCCCTATGGGCTGTACGACCCCAACTCTGCGTACACCACAGACCCCATTATCTTCTGCAAATACGTCAGCAACGGGATCTCCGATGGCAACTCGGAGGGCATTGACGGCACATTTGGAACGCCTATCCTTGCTGCGGCGCTACCCATCGGCAAGCCGGAGTATGGAGGAGTAGACATTCCATACTCTGAGTACGCCGTATATGGCGGCCAGGCAGAGTCCGCTATCTCTATCTGGCAGACGCGCCTAGCCAAGGTCACGCAGTCAACGCAGGCGCCCAGAGACGTAAAGGTCGTCGTGGCCGGCAGCAACATGGTGCGCGTTCTCAATGCGGCGGGCACCAACTACGACACCAACCCGACCTCGTACAACTCGCACCTCGACAGCGCCGCCCCCTACGTGCAGATGGTGCCGGCCTTCGGCAAGGTCTACATCGTAGATGGCAAGTCCAACCTCGTTTACGACCCAGACGATGGCACCAACGGATCGCTAAAGAAGTGGACCGGCTCCGGAATGGCGGAGACGCCCAAGCGCTGCCGCTTGGTCGAGACGTGGCGCGGGAGAATCGTTCTTGCCCGCGACCCCGAGGACCCTTCGGCGTGGCACATGAGCGAGGTGTTCGACCCTGACGGGTGGGACAACTTCCCGCAAAACCCCAGCGCGTCCGACGCCATCTCCGCCCGCAACAGCAGGGCCGGCGGAATCCCCGACATTGTCAACACGGTCATTCCCTACAACGACGACCTGTGCATCTTTGGTGGGGACTCCAGCATCTGGCAGCTTACTGGGGACCCACGCGCCGGAGGACAGCTAGACCTCCTCACAGACAGCACGGGAATCAGTTTTGGCAGGCCCTGGTGCAAGGACCCCAACGGGAGGATGTGGTTCTTTGGCAGCCACGGAGACCTGTACGTCATGGCTCCCGGCCAGCTACCCGCATCGGTGTCGGCCTCGCGCGTTCCTCGCTCTTTGCAGCAGGTGGACCTGGGCAACTACTACGTCAACCTCGTCTGGAACTACATCGACAACGGGGTGCACATCTTCGTGTGCCCGTTCGGTGCCGGCGGGGCTCTGGTGGACCATTGGTTTTACGACGCCGCAAACAACGCCTTCCACAAGGATCGGTTCGGGCAGTCCAGTTCCAGCAACATCCAGCCAACCGCAGCCATCGACCTAAACGGCGACACGTTCAGCGACCGCGCCGTGCTCATCGGCGGCGAGGACGGGCGGCTGCGTCGCTGGGGCAAAGACTCCAGCGGCAACATGCCCAGCGATGACGAGCAGACAACGTCGGCAGACATTGCCATCGACAGCTACGTGACCGCTGGGCCCATCGGGCCGCCGGGCCAAACCCAGCAACTGCAAATCACAGAGCTAAGCGCACTGCTTGGTGACTCCCAGGACGGCTGCAACTTCGAGGTCTTCTCTTCCGACAACCCGGAGGACCTAGGTCAGGCAAAGGCCGCTGGATTCCTCAGGCCGGGCCGGAACGGGCGCAAGCTCATCCGGGTGTCGGGAGACAACGTCTTCATCCGCATGCGCAACGCCAGGGCTAGTTCCAGGTGGGCGTACGAGCAGGGCTACATCCAGGCAACTGGCGCTGGAGACCTACGGACGGATTACTGATGTACACGCGCAGGGATGGCAGCGACGCCCTCAACAAAGGAGAGCGTGAAAAGACGGCGAAGGGCGAGCCCCTTGCCGGCAGCCAAAGCCGCGACCGAAGAAGCGGCACACGTGACCGCCGTGGCGCACAGGCTGAGCAGGAGGTGTCCCAGCGCTTTAGTCCAAAGCACTTCAAGGTGAACAGCAAGGAGCAGCTTGAGCTAAGGCATAGCGTGACTGCGCCGCACGGCGCGGCTCTTGCCCTAGACGGCATCACCGAGGCAACCACGACGCTTACAAAGGTCCCGCTAAACGCGCCGTCCACAACCACTGGAACCGCTGTGAGCGTGGATACAGATTCGGACGAGATCGTGCTTGGGGCGGGCAACGCATACCTTGTCACGGCCACGCACTTCTTCAGGAACGACGACACTGGGAGTGCCCGGCAGGCGTACCTGGCAATCGCCGCAAGCGCAGCATCATCTGCAAGCTCTGACGCACTTGCCTACACACATACAAGCATCGAGGCAAGCGGGCGCGCATTCCTTGATGTGTCGGCGGTTGTTGATAACCGTGGCGGAGCCATCCCTGCTGTCCAGATCAGGATCGCCGGGTCAACGACAAACATTGACGGCCTGCGTGGGTGGGCATCTGCTGTAAAGATCTAAAAATGGTTAGCCCTATCGACGGCACCCAAGCCGACAAGGCCCACATCTACGCCGCAGAGCCGTGCGAGGTAGGTGCGCTTGTGAACCTGGCGCGCAAGTTCCACGAAGAGAACGCAACGGCTGGCTACCTTGAAGACTTTTCTGCGGAGTTCTGGGAGCACTACTGGTCGTCCCTCCTGGCAGAGGGGCTTGGCTTGATCCTTTATTGCACAAACGATATCGGCAAGCCGGTCGGCCTCCTGGCTGCAACCGTGGCTTTGGCGCACACAGACGGAGCCATGCAGGTTACCGAGACGCTGTGGTACGTGGACCCCGACCACCGCAGCGGGACGCTGTCTAAGAGATTGGTGCGCGCGCTAGAAACCTTTGCCGTTGGGGCAGAGGCAAAGCGTGTGTGCATGACGCATTTAGTGGACGACACCGGGTTGCGACTGTCGCGCCTGTTCAAGCGCTGGGGGTACAAGCCCTTCGAGGTCGGCTACATCAAAGAAGTGGAGCTATAAAATGGGTGCAGTAACCGGCGGGCTGATGGCGATTGGCGGCGCGGCGCTTGGGGCAAAGGAGTCGAGTGACGCTCGCAAAGCCAACGAGGGGCAGCAGGCTGCGTCCCTCGCGTTCCAGGCAAAGCAAATGTGGAAGTCCCTAGGGGAGCTAAAGGCTGGGTATAAGGGCTCCCAAGAGCGAATGGCTGGGCAGATGGAGGCCGACAGGCGCAACCTGCTTGCCGGGCTTGCGCGCGGCGGATGGTCGGACACCTCGACGGTGGGCCTTGGCGCCCAGCGCGGGCAGGCCATGGACTTCCGCAACGCCCTGGCCGCATTGCACACGCAATACAGGGGCAGCAGGGCAGCCGTATTCCAGGGCCAGGAGTACCCCATGATCCAGTACCAGCCGTCCGGCGCTGGCGCTGCGCTGGCGGGCGCCGGAATGCAGATGGCCTCGACGGCCTACATGGCAGATAAGATGTACCCGGGTACGACGCAAATCAACCCTAGCGGGCTGGGGCCGGGCGACATGGGGCCGGCAATGGTCTCATAACTAATGGCACGTCTATTCACAGCGCTCAAGAGCGACATGGGCGGCATCAGCGGCCTTGCAGAGGGCCTTGCTGGCGCCGGAGCGGGCATGGCTCAGGGCATGCAGGAGGGCGTCAAACTCGGCCTTGCAATGCGCCAGGCGGAGCAGAGCCAGGAGCTTGGGGAGCAGCAGCTAAAGAAGCTCAAGTACGAGAACGCGCTGCATTCCTACAAGCTCGGCGGAACCATTACGCCCCCCACCGGCCCGGGGCCGCTGCCAGGCGCCGCCCTAGAAAACGGGGGCCCCATCGAGAACCAGCCGTCGAGCACGCCTGACCGGCAAGGCTTTGACAAGGTGGCGGCGGTCAGCCCGTCTGTAGCAGTCCGGCTGCAACAGCGGTACGACCACGCCCAGGCCGTGCTTGCCGACCCCACATCTACTCCAGACGAGCGCCTTGAGGCGGAGGTGTGGATTGGCGAGTCCCGCCGGGAAGCCTCCGAGTTCCTGCAAAGCGACGAGGTCGTTGCGCACACCGAGTCCCAGTACCGGCAGCAAATCCGCACATGGGCTGAACAGGCTGGCCTCAAAGAGCCGAACGGCCTCAACAGCATGACGGGGACCGAGCTAGAAGAGACGCTCCGGACAACCGGCCTGGCGTGGCAAAACGCATGGCGCCGCGCGCAGATGACCGACCAAGTTCAAAGGATTAGCCAGGGCGAGGTCAATGAGTGGATTGAAAAAAACAGCAATGCGGCCCTGCCAGAGGACGCCCAGGACGCTGTAGAGAAAATCCAGATGGGTCCGCCGGCAGACATTATGTCTCGTGCAGACCTAAAGGCTTGGTACGACAAAGCGCTGACCGAGCTTGCCGTTGGCCTTGCCGACCCCACAGTCAAAAACAGCTACGAGAACCAACTAGCAGACATTGAGGGCCAGCTTGCGTTGGCGCGCAAAAACCTCGATGACTATGAGCAAAAAAGAACCTGGGCAGAAGGTGTGGCCGGCTCGCACTACCCGGCAGCCGAAGGCAGCGGGCTTGCCTACGACGTGACCGCCGCCTTTGAAGATAACCCCATCTTTGCCGCACGCCTTGAGGCGTTTGTTGGCGAGCACCAGGCCACGGTCTTTAGCAACGCCGAGTACATCAAGGGCATGCTGATAAACGAGGGCTTGCCTGGGCCAGCGTCCAAAGACCAGTTCGAGGCAGACCAATACTGGTCTGGTGCCATCAAGCGCTACCTTGTCAACAACGGCCTGACGGTTGACGACCTGGCCGACCCGAGCATGAGGGGCAAACTAAAGGCAAAGCATGAAACATCTGGGCTGGTGCCCGCTGGCACCGGCAAGCCCTACTTCGGGGCGCCCCGCGGGATGACGGATGCCGAACTTCAAGCGGAGTTGGCTGAGATTCAACGTGACGCTGACGGGACGCCGACCCCGCCGGAACCGGATGCATACCAAATTGAAGGGTTTGACTTTCTAACGCCGGAGCAATACGCCGCGGAGCAGGACAACCCCGAGACCAAGCAGGACAACCCCGAGACCAAAGCGGGGCTAGGCGTGCAGCTTGAAGACCGGGCGCTGCGCATCCAAGGGGAGATCGAGCGCCTAGAGGCCGAAAAGCAAAACATTTCGGGGCGCGGCGCGGCCGAAAAGCGCCGCCGCATTACGAGCCATATCAACAAGCTAAAAAAACATCTCGAAGAAACGAGGTCGCAACTGGCCCCATCCATGGCGCGCGAGGACGGCACGTCCAAAGGGCCGGGCAAGCAGTAATGGCTACCTACAAGAAACCGCTGCCCCCCGGCGCCGCAATGCAGGAGCCCAAGCAGGATGGCTCCCTGTCGCCGGAGGCGCTCGCAATCATCGACGGCGCCGGGTTTACGCCCGAGATGGACGAGGCCGGGCTTGCGGCGCGCACTGCATTCCTAAAGCAGGAGCAGTTTGGCGAGACAGCAGGCCAAAGGGAATGGCGCGAAGACCTGATCGAGCGCGAAACCACGCCCGACTTTGGAGAAGGCATGCTTACGGGCGCGCTGGGGCGCGAGCGCGCAGGGCTAGGCATTGCCTTCCCTGTCGCCAGCACGGCCACCGACGGCGCATACATTTACCGCGCAAGCCAGGCCGCACAGCGCGCCGAAGAAGGCATTGCAACAGCGGACGAGCTAGAGCTTCTCAAGGACATCGAGCAGTTCTTCTACCGCTCCCAGTACGCAGGCATTGGCTTTACTGCGGGCCGGGCTGTCGGTGAAGCGTCGGCGTTCCTGCCCGAGTTTGCTATTGGCGGAGCGCTGTGGAAGGCCGCCGCCAAGGCGGGCATGAAGGCCGCCGGCAAGACCGCGCTAACTAAGTATCTAGCTAAGGCGGGAAGCGACGTGGTTGAAGGGGTTGCCAAGAAGTGGGCAGCCTCTGCGCCGCAAATGGCGCAGGCCGTAGTGGCCCCCGTCATCGAAAGCATGGGCATTGGTGCCCGGCAATACTTCGGGCAGAACCTGGCAGGGCACATGGTTGGCGGCGCCATGGACGCGCTTGGAGCCAACGGCATCAGCGCTGGCCGCACGCGCGCGGGCGCAATGCGCGACTGGTTCTCGGACAGCGTCGGCCTGTCCCTGACCGCAGCCGACAACCTGATTGCAGAGATTGACGATGACGCCGGCACGTGGCTGAGCTACCTGCCCAAGGCCATCCTTGACGACTACATCGAGATGTGGTCCGAAGCGTCGGGCGCGATGTTTGGCAAAGCCGCGATGGGCATTGTGCCCGCGCTCAAGGGCCACATCGTGCGCAAGGGCGTGCAGAAGTACGGCGCCGACGCAGTCAGCAGGCGACTGGCAAAGATCGGCATCGACGGCAAGGGGCCGTTCTCTGCGTTCGCAGTGGAGATGCTTGAGGAGGCGTTTGGCGCCGGGGCACGAGACCTGGCCGGGCGCGGGCTCCCCGACGTGGGGCACATCGGACAGCTTGAGGGGTCGTGGGAGGAGTTCTGGGAGCCGGAAAACCTGCTGGGCACGATGCTCGGCATGGCCTTGATCTCTGGCGGGGCCGGCGCTGGGGCAAAGGTCTTGTCGTCAGGGCGCAGCGCCGACATGGGCGTGGTGCGCCAGCTTATTGCCAACGCCCCCAAGGCCATTCGGGAAGCCACGGGCATGCAGGCGCGCGTCGAGCTACCCAAGCCGACTGCACTTGCAATCCGCATGAAGGCAACGGCGGAGGCCGCCGCACGGGGCGAGGAGAACCCCGAGGCTGCTGGCGAGGCAGCCGTTCAGCAGGCGCAGGAGGCCCTCCACGGGGTCAAGGACCGAGAGGAGGCCGACCAGGCCGTGCGGTCGCTCACGGCCAACCTGGAGCAGTACGACGGCAGTGAGCTTGAGGGGTGGAACGCGGCGCAGGTAGACGCTGTGGAGGCGCTGCAAGACAGCCTTAGCCGCACGTACCTTGACCAAGACGCTGTAAGCGGCAGCGTTGCAGGGCGCTCTGTCCACGCAAACGTGGAGTTTGAGCCGGTGACGCCGCAAGGGCCCTCGGCCATTGGCATGCCTGGCGTGCCTCGGCTGTCCAAGGCAAGCGTAGTCAAGATGGGCGAGGACGTTCGCGCCATCCCGCAATCGGAGTACACGCCCGAGGAGCAAGAAGTTGCCGACATGCTTAGTCGGCTGGGCGTTGCTGTGATGTGGGTGGACGGCGAAGGCCACCGGATCCCGTCGCTGCACGCTAAGTACAAGTACAACGAGCGCGTAGAGGGGGGGCGGTATGGCCCCCAAAAGGAGGGCCGCGTCATCGTGATGAGCCGCCCGATGATGTCGGACATGTCTGTGCAGACAATGGCCGAGATCGGGCTCAAAGACAGCGAGGGTCGCGCCGTAGAGGGCGTCGGGATTACGCCCGACGACATGGCGGAGATGACCGAGCCCGAGATCAAGGAGCTTGCCCGCCGCCGCAGGTGGGAGCACTTGTTCCACGAGCTTGTGCACGAGGCATACCAGCGCTTCCCCAAAACGATCGAGGCGCTAGAAGAGTTCATCAAGACCGCCATGCCTGGCCCGTACGAGGCCGCGCGCAGGGCGTACGTTGAAGCCATACAGAAGCAACACCCAGGCAAAGAGATCAGCGAGGCCGAAGAGTCTGTAGCCGTAATGGCGCAGATCCTGTGGCCGCTCCTGCACCAGATGCACGTTGCCGACAACATGCACCTGTTCAACGAGCTACTCGCCCAGCAGCACAGCGTGGCGTACCGAGTGGCCGACATGTTTGCGAAGGCCGCGAGCAAGCTGCCGTGGGTCAACATCGACACCATGGCGCTGCGCGCAATTCGGGCCAAGATCAAGGAGGAGATCGGCGGGGACGCAGACCTGTGGAGCAGCGACCAAGTAGCCGCCGCAACGCAGGTTGCAACCGCGCTGTATGGCGTGTTCTCGGCGCCCCCGGTCCCGGCTTCGTGGGAGGCCGAGGAGCAGGCCGGCGTCAAAGACGCTGCCGAGAACCCCGACAGCGCAGCCCGCGCAGCCGCCGACCGCTCGCTTAGCGAAGAGATTGACGAGGTTGACACCGAGGCCGAGGCGCAGGAGCAAGCAGAGCCCGAGGCGCAAGAGCAGGAAGAGGCCCAGGCACAGGAGCAGGAAGAGGCCGAAGCCCAAGAGCAGCCAGAGCCTGGTGCAAAAAAGAAGGCCGGCAAGAAAGCCAGCAGGAAGGCCAGGAAGAAGGCCAGGAAAAAAGCGGCAGAGCCCAAGCCGCTTGAAGACCCGGAGCCGCGAAGGGTCAAGGCAGCGGCGCCGGAAGAGGAGGAGGCGGGCAAGCCGAGCATCCGCAAGCCCACCCCGATTCAGCGGAGGGCGTGGCGCGACACGCAGCACTACAGGGTCCGCAAGGCTCTGCACGAGCAAGACCCGGACACATACCCCGAGCCCGCAGAGCCGACGCTGCCGCAAAACGAGCTTGACGCCGACATGGTGCGAAGCCTGGCTGCGCAGCACGACGAAGCCCGAGGCGCCGGCATTGCGGGAACCAAGGAGAGAGCCCCGAAGGATGACTTCACGCCGACCGGCAAGCTGGACGACGGCACGGTCTATGGCGTCTACAAAGAGGGCGGCCCTGTCTACGCCGACCTAAGCACGGTTCCCGGTCTAGCCAAAACGTCTACGCGCCAGGCCGCCCAGGCCGGAGGCGGGAGAAAGAAAAAGCGCGGACGCAGAAGGGCGGCAAGCCAAAAGAAAAAAGAGGAGCCCAAGAAGGAGCGGACGCCGGAGCAGGAGGAGCGGCTTGCAGCCGACAACCCGTTCCTGTCGGAGTCGGAGCGCATTGAAAAAATGCCGAAGGGCAAGCAGCGCCAGGCAATCATCAAGGCGCTGCGCCAGCACGAGCAAGACGGCGTAAGCGTCCCGAAGCTCAACGGCAAGACCGCCGAGCTTATGTCGGCCCTAAAGGCGATTGAGGCGGAGCAGCAGGGCGACCTCGACTTTGCAAGCATGCCGGCCAAGGTCCAGCCGCAGCCCGTTGTCTCGCCCGAGGAGCAGGCCCGCCGCGACGCAGCAGAGCGCCGCGCAGCGCAAAGACGCCAACTTGACGAGGGAGAGGTTGGCGGCGAAAGGCGGCAGCGCGAAGCCCTGGAAGAGGCAGGGGCTGTGCGCCCCCGCGCAACCGGGCCGCGCCCGCAGGCCAGCAGGATCAGGGACATGGATCGCTCCGAGCTACAGAGCGAGGCCATGGTGCACAACCGAGCCCAGCCGGGGCTGCCGTTTATCGACCCGCGCCAGGAGACCGAGGCCCTGCGGCAAGACCTTATGGACTTGCAGGGCAGCAGGCAGACGCGGGGCCGAAGGTTTGAGCGGATTGTCGAGCGCCAGTTCAGGCGCATGTACGAGCCGCCCGCCGACAGCGTGTGGGCAAACACGGAAGACCCTGCCGGCGAAGTGCTCGCCGCTATGACGGCTGGGGATGAGGGCACGGTAGCGGCGACGCACGGCGTAACCGAAGAGGACATCCGCGACATCCCGGGCACCCTTGGGGCTTTGCAGTCCTACAACAAGGGGCAAGACTGGAAGCCGTGGGCTACGCGCCGGACGCGCATCCTGCACAGCATCCTCTACAAGCAAGGGCTGCGAGAGGCCGACCTGCTAGGTGCGGGGCAGGCCACGGTGTCCGAGGCCGAGATCCTGGGTCTTGGAACACCCGTGGTAGACGACGTTAGCTACGGCGACGGCGGCTCCTCTGTCGGCAAGATCACCGAGGCTGGGTACATGGCTACGGTGCAGCCCGACCAGGGCGGAGCGCTGCTGGTGAAGTCTGCCGACCCCGCTGTGCATGACAACGCCGGCGGCACGTTTGCCTGGTGGGAAGCCGAGCAAGAAGAGGGCGACACCCTTGTGCTTGTTACAAACCAGGACGGGCGCAAGACCGCGCAGCCCGGAACGGTCGAGCCCAACGCCGAGTTCCTTGCGGATACGGCGCGCATCCAGAATCAAAACAGCGCCGCCGAAGCCGCCGCTGAGGAGATCCGCAAAGCGGCGGAGTCGCTGCCCGAGGACACCGATCCCGAGCAGCGCGAAGCCCTGGATGAACTGCTCCGCGAGTACATGGCGCAGCAGGCGCAAACGGCCAGTTCGCTTGACCGCCTTGCCGCGCAGCAAAACCAGCACCTTGAGGACATGGCCGAAGAAGCCATGCAGCGCGGGGAGTCTGCGTCGGTGCTGCTGCCCCCGCCAGGCACCGTCGTTGAAGTCACAACGCCGCAGCCGCTGGAGTCGATTGACGACATCGAAGTCCCCGACGGAACGACCGTTGTTATCAACACCGTAGAGGAGGGCGAGGGGCTTGGGGCCCCGCGCACAAAGGTTGCGCATGTCCTAGACCCGGACATCATCCACTCGCTGGACGTAATCCGCGAGCCGGGGCAAGAAGATGGCACGACCTCTCAGGACGAAGCCAACTTTGCAATCACGGTTCCGATTACCGCAAACATGTTTTCGGCGGCTGAGCGGGCGGTCGAGGCGTTGCCCAACAAGAAGTGGGGCGGCAAGAACGCCGTAGACGACATCGACCGCTCCGTGAAAAAGGTGGCGCTACAGGCAGAACTGGAAGCCATTGGCTGGGATGAGATCAAGGCGGAGCTGAAAGCGGAGCAGGAGCCCGGCAGGCCGATTACGCGGGAGCAAGTGCTCGGCAAGATGCAGAAGCGCAGGCTCGTGCTAAAGACGGTGGTCTTCAGCGGGGAGGACGTGCAGTACTCCCCCGACGACTACGAGGATTACTGGCGCGGCGAAAGGACTACCGGCGCTACCAAGCACATCGAGGTGGCAGTGCTCCTTGACGGGTTTGAAGAGCACCCGGACTATCTCCGCGATCATTTTGAACTGCCCAAGGCGCGGCGCGCAACGCCGGGCATGATCGGCTGGATCCGGTTTGCCGTCGAAACCCCAACCCGGCTGCGCATGGAAGAGATGCAGTCGGACCTTGAGCAGCGAATTGCAAGAAAGGAAATCCCGCCGGAGTGGGGCTCCCCGTTTGGAAGCGGGCGCTGGCGCACCGCGTTCTTCAAGCTGGCAATGATGCGCGCGGCGGAGCTTGGATACAAAGAACTGTCCTGGCCTACCGGCGAAGAGATCATTGCTCGCAACTACCACGGCGCTGGAGTGCTTCAGGGCTATCGCTATCTACGCGAGCACGACCCGGAGCTTGCCAAGGAGGTTGGCGCGTATGGCGCGTCGCGCATTGCGCTTGCGCTCAATGACTACACAACGCCCGATGGCAAAGAAAGGGACGCGGCGGTTAGGGAGGCAGTCGCGTTCGCCCGGGAGGCTGCCCGAAAGCCTGACTCAAAGCCCGTATACTCGCACGTCAGGACGTACGACATAATCCTACCCCAAATTGCCCGCAAGCTCGGCAAAGAGCTAGGCATCGGAACGCCGAGGCGCGTCGAGGGGACGCCCATCCCGGCTGACCAGAAAACCTTTGTCGAAGTGTCGCACGGCAAGCGCAGATACAGCGTGCCTATCTGGTGGTCCACAGCGACCACGAACGAAAACGGGATTGACGGCGAGCGCCAGTACGTAAGCTTTGTGGTGCCACAGACCGACACCAGCGGCCCCGAAAGCACCGGGATCTTCTTGGTGCACCTGGCCGCGACCGAGGATGCCTCCGAAAGGCACGACTCCGTATGGGACGTGAAAACTGGCGATGCCGTTGCTGAGCCAGGCCAGCCCGATGATGCGATGCGCGACTTCATCCCAACCGAAGAGAGCGTATATGGCGGCAGGCTGCCGCTGACCAAGGAGGCCATCGAGGGGCATGTCCGCAGGGTCTGGGACGAGGCGCTTGCCCGGGTCTACCGCCATGACTATGGCCGTGGCGCAGGCGTCCAATACGTCAATCGCTCGCCGGTTGACAGCCACGACGAAGCCGCAAATGCCATTGAAAGAGCATTGCGGAAATCGCCCTCCATTCATTACGAGCTAAACCGGGGGCAGTTCATGCACGGGCTCGACCTGCCCGCCGCCGTCCCCGCTGTAATTGGCGAAGCGACAGAGGCTGAACAAGTAGCGAGGGGGCAACAAAACGTAGCCGGCGTGCCGAGCGCGAGCGACATTGAGGGCAAGGGCGGCATGTCCACCATGTCCCCCAAGTTCGCGCTGACAATGTCGGTGCAGGACATGAACATTGCGCGGGCGGCCCAAGGGCTGCGCCCGCTTTACCCCAGCGATAGGCGCTTTGGCGACGACCCCTACGCCGTAACGGACACCCCGGTCAGCGGGCCTGCAACCTCGCTGCTGGTGCCCGGCGCCGACCCCCGGCAGTCGGTGGTGCTGCTCAACAAGTACCTGGCAAACCTCGACCAGTTCCTGTTTGAGCGCGACACCACCAGCAAGCTGCACAGCGCAAAGCTGGACGAGCTTGCCCCGCCGGGGCTGGGCCCGCGCGAGCACGACAAGTGGGTGCGCGACCGCGATGCGGCGATGCTGCTGTACATCGACACCAAGAACGCCTTGCGCATGACGGACGAGCAGGGCGCGCTCGTGTACGGCAGTGCGCAGGAGCTATACAACACATACCGGGCTGACCTTAGCCCCGAGCAGCGCCGCCTGTGGGAGCTATCGCAAAGCCTTGAGCGGCAAGAGCCCCAGGTCCACGCCCTTGCCGAGCAGCTAATCCTAGAGAACGACAAGATCGGCACCGTCGCTGTCCGCAACGGAGTCATCGGAGGCAAGCAGGAGGTCTACGCTGCGCGCCTGTGGTTCCGCAAAGGGCAGGGGGCCGGCGGCGGCCTTGTTGATCCCTCGCGCCCTGGAGGCCCGCTGCGCACCAAGCCGGGCGGTCGGCAAAAGCAGCGCGTCTATGACAGCATCTTGCAGGGCCAGGCCCTGGGCGAAACGCTGCGGGTGCCGGGTGCAATCGAAGCCCAGCGGGTTGCGTCAAGGCAGGTGGGCGAGGCCGTGTACAACTCCAGGCTCATCGACACGCTCAAGTCCAAGGGCATCATTGCCAAGCACGACGAGGTCGGGCGCGGGGATGGGTACATCCCGCTGCGGGCGCCGCAGTTCATTGGGCATGTCGCCCCGAGGCAGCTTGCAAGAACGCTCAACGCCATCACGGAGACGTTCGACTACGACAACCTCAACCCGGTGATGAAGCACCTGATCGGGGTGAACTCGTGGGCCAAGCACACCATCCTGACGTTCAGCTTCTTCCACCACCAGGCGTTCATGCGAAGCTCCATCGTGACGATGGACAGGCCGACCATGATGAAGAACCTGCCGCACCTGCCGTCCATTGCAACGGCGGCAATCAAGACGGCGGGGTATGCCGTTGGCCTCATTAGCAGGGAGAGCGTTGAGGCGTCCGCCAGGAACATGCCGGCCTACGAGGCGGGCAGGCAGGCGATCCTGAGCCAGGCCCCCGAGCTTGTCGAGCTTGTGCGCGCAGGCCTGACCGTGGGGTCCGTGCAAGACATGGAGCCCGCTCTTATCAGCGACCTGACAGACTTCAGGAAGAAGCTGGACGGCGCCCTGAAGAAGATGGGCATTACGCCAAAGGCCATGCAGGGCTACGACAACTTCGTTGCCACGCAGCGGCGCGCGTCGCATTGGCTGTTCAACAACATGGGCGCACACCTGAAGGTGCAGGGCGCAATGGTTGAGTACGCCCACCTCAAGCGCAAGTACGCCGCCGAACTGGCGCTGCCGTGGGACAGCAGCAACCCGCTGTGGACGGAGAACAACCCCGACAACTCCGCCCAGGAGTACGTCGCCAGGCTTGCAGCCGAGAAGCTCAACGCTGACTTTGGCGGCCTCAACCTGCGCCGGTCTACGGGCAAGCTGCTGGGGGGGCCACGCAGCGTGCGCGCCCAGATGGCCCTGCGCATGGTGTTCCTTGCGCCGGACTGGACGGAATCCAACCTCATCACCGCTGTCAAGGCCATCAAGTCTGGGAGCAAGGCGGAGCAGCAAGTCTACCGAGACATGTGGGCCAACGTGGCCGTGCGCTTCGTTGCCACCACCATGCTGTGGAACTTTATGATGGCCGGCTTTGACTGGGACGAGCTCTGGGAAGACACCAAGGAGGCGTCCGCAGCCGGGGGAGAAAGCTGGCACGACGGCGTGCACAAGCTGTACTGGACAGACATGAACATGCGTCCGCTTGCAGCCTTGATGAACAAGCACCTCGGAGAGAAGGGCGTGCAAACCGGCAGCGACAAATACTTCTCGCTGATGGGCCACTTCCGCGACCCCTTCAAGTGGGGCATCGCCACCTTCACCGGGGGCAAGGGCCCCGTCAGCGTAGCCAAGGGCAAGGCCAGCCCCATGATGCGCACAGCCATCGACGCCCTCTCCGGGTCGGACTGGGCCGGTCGCCAGTACACAAACATCTCGGACCTGACCGGCGTGTCCATGTTTGGCTACGAGCCCGACCCCGAGCTAAGAGGCAAGTTTGTTTCGTGGGCGCCCGGTGGCGGCGAAGCAATCACCCCGCAAAACCTGCCGTCGTTCATTGCCGAGCGAGTCAGGAGTGTGAGCCCCATCCAGCTAGAGGCGTCGATGCGCTTCTTGCAGGGCGAGATCGACACCTTCGACTGGATGGGAAAGATGGTGGGCATGGCTGTCCACCGCACGTACCCCCCCGCAGGAGTAATCCAATGACCGAAACCGACAAGCCCATTGTTTCCCCCGGCAGCATGCTCAACTCGTCCGAGGGAATCCTCGGAACGGCAGGACTGACCGCCCTCACCACCGCTCTTACCACAAGCGATGACTATCGCGTGCAGATTGCAGCCGCAGCAGGCATCAGCGTCCTGGCGTCCGTCTACGTTATGAGCCGCGCCATGGCAAAGAAGGGCGGAGGCGACGATGCGACTTAGGCGTGTCGCGTCGTTGACTGGCGCATGGTACATCCTCGCTTGCATCGGCCTACTCTTCCTCTCGTCTTGCGGCATGCTAGACAGGGAGGTTCCTGTCTTTGACCAGGAGACGGGAGAGCAAGTCGGCACGACAACGGTTGGCGACATGCTTGCGGACAACAGCGAGGACGTTGCAGGCAACGTGGTCGGCATGCTTACTGGCAATCCGATCCTCGCAGGTGGCGCCGCTGCGTTGGCCGGCGGACTTTTTGCGGGGCATCGTCGCAAGAAGAAGAAGGTCGAGGCGGAGGCGTAGCGTGGACGACTTTGACGACAGCAGAACAGAGGAGCACGACGAGGGCGGCAAGCCCGTGGTCAAGCACGTGGTGCGCGACCTCGCCGCCGCCGTAAAGATGCGGAAGGTGCAGGCCCGTGCGGACGAACGTGCCCGCAGAAGCGAAGCAAAGGCGCAGGCTGAGGCCCGCAAAATGGAAGCGCAGGCAGAGCTTGCACGCATCAAGGCAGAGGACCGGCGGCGCACCCGGGAACTCAAGGCCGAGATGACCAGGCTACGTATCGGCACCAGCGCCATCGAGAAAGCGCGAACGACGATCGCTCTCAGCACGCCGTTCCTCCTCGCGCTTCTCATTGGCGGCTTTATCGGGGCTCTTGCAATGGGAACAATTCCCGATGAAGCCACTGCCACTGCCAGCGCCATGCTCACCCTGCTCATCACGGGCTTGCTTCAGAACCTCAGGTCGGTGGTGACCGGCAAGATGGACGACGACAGCAACGGCAACGGCAACGGCAACGGACACAGGAAGGCAGCGCCCAAGAAGGATGCAGCAAAGCCGGTGGACAAGCGCGATGAGTGAGATCCCTCCGGGCGTACTGCAAATGCAGATCGAGAGCACGGCGGATGCCGTCGAGGATATTGCACTACGAGTCTCGCAAATCGATAGAGCTATCAGAGGCAACGGCAGCAAGGGCTTGGTCACGAAAGTGGAGCTACTCGAAAGCCGCGTGCAAACCATCGAGGACTTTGTTTCGGAGGTGAAGACCCTCCGCATATGGATGGCAACCGGCGTAGCCACAATGGTTGCAACCGCCATCTGGGATGGCCTAGTGCATCTATAAGAAAGGGCCCCCCTGCGCAACACACGCAGAGGGGCCCCGCCAGCAGAGGCAGTCCGCTTACTAGAACAGGTCTTCCCGTGCGCCGCCCTCGTCGGGCTTGGCGCTCTCGTCCACTGCGGAGCGGGGGGAGTTGTCCGCAGCAGCAACCTGCTCTACCTGCTGGCCCGCAGCCTGGAGTTCCTGCTCCGCCTCCAGCGCCGTGGGGATAACCGTGCGCGCAGCGCGCACATCGCGCAACTCTTCCGAGGTCTGCATGCCGAGGAGCACCTCAGGGCACGTGAGGCGTATTAGGATTGTAGCTGCCCGGTAACTACACATCAGAGTGGGCATTGTTTTATATTTTGCGTTCTTAGTCCATCCCTCCTTGGTTGCCATCTCCATGTCAACCTTGAACTCAACGCGCTCGCCGCTCCCCTTGAGGTTGGCGTATGCAGTGACGGACACTTGCGGCACGTGCTGAATGTCAAACTTGATGGGCCCGTCAAACGGGCCATTGCGGTTCGCCATGGCAATCGCGTACTTCGCAGAGAACGAGGGAGTGCCATGGATTACGTGCAAGTTTTGCATCACCTCCAGCGGCCCAACGCCAAGCTGCGCAGCAGTTGAGAGGGCGACGAACACGTTGGCTGGATTGCCCTGATACGCCTTCGGGATGATGGTTGCCTTGGAGAGTGCCTGTGCGTACTTCCACTGGCGCTCGGCATCGGCAATGTCGGGCGCAACGTGGCTTTCAATCTGCTTCTGAATCTCGGTCATCTTCTTTGTGTGCCCACTCGGGAAGGTTTAGTTCGGGGATGTCGTCGCCGTCGCCGGCATAGCCAGGATAGCTGCCGGCTTCAACGCATTGCTTGAGCTTGATCGCGGCGCGCCGGTACAGCCGACCGCCAAGCTCGATGTCACGCGCGGAGAGGGAGTACACTCCCACCGCATACGGGGCCGTGCTCTCCACCGCAATGATGATGTAGCTGCACGGCATGAAGGGGTCGTCGGTGATGCGCCCAAGCGTGGTTAGCCCGGTCCTGTATGCATACGCCTGCACGTGATACATGTACTTAGCCACGCTGCTGGCAAGCATGCCTGGCCTGGCGTCGGCCGTTGTCTTGAGGTCAACGATGACGTTGAACTCGCTGCCAAAGGCATCGGGCCTGCCCCGTGCAACCAGCCCCGTGTCGGGGTCATTCCACAGCAGCGACATCTCTCGCTCAGGGGCGTGCTTCAGCAGATTTGCAGCAGCCGGGCAGGCAAGCACGCTGTCTGCCATGTTCTGCGCCCGGAGGTTTTCCTCGTAGGAGAGGACGCACATGCCTTTGCTCTCCTCGACGAAGAGGGCGTACTCCTCCTTGCCCACTTTGGTGCGGCGGTTGATGCTGGTGGGCAGCACGGCTACCTCACGGTGGGCCTCGCCCGGCTGCAAGGTGTATGCGTGGGCTGCTGTGCCCAGCCGCATGGCGGGCGTTGGCTCGCCACGATCCGCCTCCCTGCGGTACTTGTAGTGCAGCGGCGAGCGCAGCACGTTGATTAGATCGTGCGAGCTAGTGGCATCCCACGACTGGTACACGCTCATGTGTACGTCGTCGTAGACGCCAGGCTCGGGTGTAATGGAAGTGCTCATGCGGCGCATCGTAGCTATGCCGAGCACTAGGTCAAGATCGTTGTAGATTTTCTGTGGGCCCTCGCTACCATGCGCGAATGACCAAGACTTCGAAGACCCTCAAGCGGGTGCTCAAGGAGGTGGGCGGGATCACCCCCCTTGCTGCTGCCTGCGGGCTAACCGATGGCGCCGTGCGCTACTGGGTGCGGCAGGGCAGGGTGACAAACCCCACCGCTGCCCGGTTCCTTGAGTATTACATGCACGACATCCACAACATGCGCGTCACCTGGAGCGAGCTACATGGCAAGCAAGAGAGCACCCGATAGCTTCCCATTCTTCTGGCGAGATTGGTGCGGATCACCGCTCGTCCTCGGCATGGACCTGAGAACGCAGGCTATGTACCTGCGCATGCTGTGCCTGCAATGGGAGTACGGAAGTGTACAGCACAAGATGTTGGGGGCCGTGCTCGGCCTACTACCACATGAGGTAGAGGAGGCGCTGGCTGGCCCACTGGGCGAGGCGTTCAAGTCCGACGTTGAAGGCAACCTCGTCAATCCCAGGCTGGACGAGCTACGGCTCAAGGCCCTGGGCAGGTCGGAGCAGAACCGGCAGGCTGCGCTTTCCCGCTGGTCCGACGAGCCCAAGGCCAAGAAGAAGAAGGCCAGCCGCAAGCGGGTGGACGGACAGGCCGAGCTTGATGGCGCGGTCCACCTGTATGCCGTGCGGGGGCCGGCGCTGCCCGCACCCCTGATCGCTGCCATGAACGAGTACCGGCGCATGCGTGCTGAGAACGCATACCCCGTGTGGCGCAAGGCCACCTGGCTCAAGAATCTCAGCGACAAGTACAGCCACGAGGAGTGGCAGGCTGCGTACGAGACCGCCACCCGCAGCGAGTGGCGCAGCGTGCACCCCAAGAAGGCGCCCAAGCGTGGGGGCAACCCCTTTGCAGAGGGCGCCAAGTTCGTAGATCCCAACACCCAGGCCCTTCCCAAGTACGACCAGCAATGAAACGCCACGAAGTTAGCGCCGTTCTAGCCATCCTGCATGAGGTGTATCCGCGCCGCATCGGAGGCGGAGACACCGAGACCACCGTGGATGTCTGGTCTGTCCTGCTTGCGGACGCAGACCCTCGCCAGATCCTCGTAGCTGCCACCACGTGGGCCCGGGGGGACAACCCGCATCCTCCCACCCCCGGCGCCCTGCTTGGCATGTGCGCCAGCACAGAGCGCCTGACGGCGGGCGAGGCATGGGGCAAGGTGAAGTCCGAAATCCATAGAGTGGGCTACGCCGGCACACCCAAGCTAGACGACCTGACCATGGCTGCAATCCAGGCGGTCGGCGGTCCATGGGAGGCCATGTGCCGCAGCCTGGAGTCCCGAGAGGTCACGGCCTTGCGGGCCAGGTTCATCGAGGCCTACGACCAGATGGACGAGAGGGACACCCTGACCAAGAGCATTGGCAATGCGGATGCTGTGCTTGAGCTTGCCCGGCCCATTGCAAATCAATACGCTGTCCGTGCAAAGCAGCCATGAGCCAGCGCAGATATCAGGAGGTCATCCTCCCAACTAGCGAGGATGAAAACGAAACGACAAAACAGATAGCGTGCGTCCTCGCCGCCAGCGGGCGCACCCTAATACGCATGGGTCGTGATGGCTGGAAGGTGGTCCGCGAGGGCACCTGCGACACCAAGCACTTTGAGAACAGGCGCGCGTTGCGCGAGTACGCGGAGAGCGTTCGCGTACGCTAGCGCATGCGCCGGGCTGCACGGATCGACGGCAACCAAAACGAGATCGTTGCCGCCCTGCGCGCAGCCGGAGCCACCGTGCAATCCCTTGCAGCGGTGGGCCATGGGTGCCCAGATTTGCTGGTCGGCATAAACGGGGCTAGCCTTTTGATGGAGGTCAAGGATGGGTCCCTCACGCCCAGCCGCCGCCGGCTGACCCCCGACGAAGCCGCATGGCATGCAAGCTGGAAGGGCCACGTCGTCGTGGTCGAGGGGGTGGACGACGCCCTGGCTTGCATAAAAAACGAGGCCCCACCCGGTTAGGGTAGGGCCTCGCAGGCACTTCCACCCAAGTATCGCAGCTTAGGAGGAAGTGACATCTTACTCGCCGTCTAAGTCGGAGGGCTCAACAAAGCCCTGCAAGACGAGGTCGATTAGCCGGCGGTGCAAAGCCGACACGGTAATGCCGTGCTTCTTTGCGAGGACCTCAAGCATTTTGTCCTGGGCCTCGGTCAGCATGATCCGGCGGCGGACCAGTCGCTTCCCCGTAGGGTCCACGAACTTGCGTCCGCCGCCGGGTCTCCATCCGCCTCGGGGCACTACTTGCCGCCGAAGCGGGACATCAGGTAGGCGAGGTCCTCGCCGGAACAATCGGAGAGCTTGACGCGAAGCGTAAGCACGCCATCCGCAACCGACAGGGTAGCTCCAGGTGAAGCCGGGCCGGCTACGTCAGCGCCGCCACCGACGGGCTTGAAAACGACAGGCTTGGGCCCAGGCCTTGCCGGCCCGGCGGGGCGGGGAACCTCGTTCGGGATTACACGCCCAGCCTTATGCCGGGTAAGGCCGTGCTTTTTCGGGCGGTATAGCTCGAAGAGGTCAGGCATCTTGCGATCAAGGACGTGCGCGATCTTGTACGCGGTCGTCGGCCTCACCGTGTAGTTGTTGGTCACTCGCGTTGCGGTGCTTCCGCTGATCCCGAGGCCAACAAGAGTTGTTGACGGAGCACAGCCTCCGTCGATTTCGATAAGCGCCTCGATGAGCGCGTCCTTGGCGATGTACTTCATAGAAATACTTTGGGTAAGAGGGTTAGGAAGTGCCATGGGTGGCGACGCTACACATGTCGCCGCCACCCGTCAAGTATCTGCTTAGGATTTGCCGTCGGGACGGCGAGGGTCGAGCAGTTGGCGGATGCGCTCCTGCACGACCTTGTTGTTGCACAGTTCGCAGCACCTGCCATCGGCAAGCGGCCATGCGTTGTGGCCTCCAGTCCAGCCGTTCACGTCGGGCCAGATCAAGCCGTTGCACAGGCAGCACGGCTGGGGCATTTCATCGGGGATGTTATCGGCGCTCATCGCTGGTACCTCCTCGCAATCCCTTCCGCTCCTTTCAACCTTCCGAAGTATTCGTAAAGCACAATGTCGCCTTCGCGTGCTACCGCGTGGCGGGCCATGACCTCGTTCGGCTGTCGGCCAGCCTTGCGGATGAGGATCTTGCCGCTCGCATCGCGAACGATGATCCACCACTTCTCCTTGTTAGTCCGGTGGCTCGGGGCATGCCCGGGGGAGTGGTTGCAGGTGCTAGCGCCCTTCTGCTGTTTGCGGCTCGTGCCACTCACGGCTTCACCCCGAAGATGTCTTTCCACCACTTAACGCCGAGGTAGATGAATGCCGTCGATGCGACGAGTAGCAATACGGAAGTGATGGTCACGGCTGCACCTCCTCGATCATCCGCTCTACCAGCGCCAGCACCCGGAAGGATTGATGCCCTCCAGAGCCGCCGGGTGTACTGTCAGAGGCGTAAGCGCGAGCCCAGGCCTCAAGCTCGCCAAGTGACTCGAAGGCCAAGAAGCCGTTCATGTCGTGTCCGGCCCACTCAAATATCTCGTCCCCCTGCGGCTCCTTCTCGTATTCGGTGCCGTAATTGTCCCAGGAGTACCACAGTTCTTGGTAGTGGGCGATCGCGTCTTGCTTGCTAGGCCAATCGACCACCTCGGCAGGCATTTGGTGGGGAATCGCGACGGTATAGAAGCTCACGGCTGCACCCCCTCGGCGTCGGGGTCAACGGCGAGCGCAGCGTCACGCAGCAGCACGCTCATGGCGTCACGCATGATAGGGGGGGAGTTATCGGTCCTAACCTGAAACCACATAGGATCGCCCATGCAATCTCTCCCGGCCTTCTCCAGGTAATAGACGATTCCGTCGTGTCCAACGTGGCGGACGATGCGCCACCGATTCGTACCGTCGTACATGTCTCGCACGACCTTGCGCTTGTTCTTGTTACTCATAGTGCTTTCGTAATCATGTAGAGGATTGCCAGCCCGATACCGTAGCCGGCGAGAAGTATGAGGCAGGCCACGTTGCAGCCGCCGTTTGCTTGGCCCGGACCCATGCGGTCCTGGTCGTAGTCATTCATGGTAGTAGCCCGCCATCTCAGCCAGGGCCTGGAGGACTTGGCCGTCCACGTGGATGTAGGTGCAAAGCCTGCCGTCGCTGCCCTTGCCCCACGAGTGGTGGAACTTAGCCATGTCCCACCGGCTGTCGTACACGGCGTACACCGTGGGCCCGCCGATGGCGAAGGTCGCCTCCATGATGAAGCCGCTGCCCTCGGCCTTGCGCCAAAACTGCAATTCCAGCATGGGATCGTCATCTGTGTGCCCAAGCACGTACTGCTCAAGCTCTTCACGGATGCGGTTCCACGCATCGTGGATGTCTTCGAGATGGTCGCGTTGCATACGCAAGCCTCCTAGTTGAGTGACGGGTCAATGCCGCCACGGTTGCTGATGTCAAACTCGTTGCCCTGGTCACTCGCCGGGGCATCTACCTGCAATAGCATTTGAGCGTAGCCCATCATGCATTCCTCTATGGGGCCCATGCCCATGCACTTAGCCTCGCCGCTCTGTCCACGGTCGAGCCTCCACTTCATAGCCTCCACCCTCTCGATCAGCTTGCCGCCGTCCTCCCCGTTGAGAGGCAGGTAGAGGGAGGCGAGATCGCCGGACACGCTGACCACGTTTGCGCCAAAGCACTCGGTCTGCTCTCCGTCGGTCGCCATCATGTATCGGCCAAGCTCAAGCATGGCGAGAATGCGATGCCCCGGTGCCAGCTTGGGGGCGAACGCCTTTACAAGATCGCCGACCTCCACCTCACGGCCAAACGCCTCGGCAACCATGGCTGACACGTTGCCTTCCTCGTCTCTCACAATCGGCACGACGATGGTGTGCTTGCCTGAGACGGCACCAATCAGCACGGGCCATGTTGCCTTTACTGTCTCGGCCTCGTCCCCCTTCATGGTTCGGGTAACGATGCTTGCAAAGTATCCCGACATATAGCCGAGCTTTGAGTCGTCGTCCGGCATGCCGCCGCCGTAGCCACGGAGGATGCGGTTCATCTCCAGGTCAAGGGTTGCACACAAGCTGCCAAGACGGTGCGCATCCTCCTCCCTTGGATTGCCATCGTCATCGTGCATGGCCCCGCTCTCCATGGCGTGATGAACGAACATCTGCCAGAACGAATACACGAGCCACGCAGCCTGCGTATGCAGGTCGCTGTCACGTAGCGGCTTTCGGTACTCGGCCAGCTTCTTGCACTCGCCTTCGGTCAGCGTCTCTGACCACTCTCTAAACATGCTCATATCGTTCTCCTAGTTTCGTTGCGGTTACTGCTGCTCGTCGGCAGCAAGGTTTAGTTTCTCGACCTGCCTCTTGACCCAGCCAATCGGGTCGCTGTCAATTCCACCAGCGTCATGCCTGGTAAGCACGAGGTCGTCCTCGGAGGCCCCGAGCAGTTCGCGGCTTGGGTCCTGCGGGCAGATGCCACCGTATTCGTCGTGACCGTATCGGCTACCCCAGCGCAGCAATCGAAAGCACAGGTCCCTGAAGAAACCCGGCTGCGCCATGACCCCGGCCATCCCCCAGTCGATAGGCGACAAGCCGACGGGGAAACGCACCAGCACGGGGCGCTCAGCACCCGAGCACTCCTCGCAAGCGTACAGTTCAAGCTGCACAGGGCGAACTCCGCTAACGGCACGGGCTAGTGCAAGCTGCGCAAGCATACGTTTGCGCAGCTTGCTAACGCTGACCACCGCAAGCGCAGCGATTGGGACGAAGATGCGCAGCACCGACGTTGCATCGGGCTGCCACTCGGGGCGGCGAAAGCACATGGGGTTGCCGGCCAGGTATGCCGGTGCGTTGACTGCGCCACCAGCAACGGCAGGCAGTAGCTCAACTCTCTTGCCGTACAGCTTGACCTCATCGTCAAGACGCTTGGCGATCTTGGCTGCCTCCGCAGCCGACTTGGCATCGCCGCTGACGAAGAGGGCATTCAAGGCCTTAGCGTCGCCAAGGTCTCCATACGTCCAAGAACGTCGCCCGCAAACCCATGAATCAGGCAGGGCGTCATGGATGCGGGCGAGGTGCTGCAATCCCTTTACGTGGACCACATCCATCTCGCCTCCCGGCGTGTAGGCAAGAGCATCATCGAGTCCGTCGATGTGCATGGGTGACTTATCAACCACAGTTCACTCCTTCCATGGCGCGCTTGACCTGCTGCTTGTCGAGAGTGTTGAGACCCGCAAGAAGCGCAGCGTCCTTGATGTCGAAGCCGGACGCCACGTTGCGGCAGAGGGCGTACGTCCTGCGCGGCCCCCAATCACGCTCGATGCCGTTGGATGACAGGTTCTTGCGGATAGCCCGCGATGCCTCCACCACCTCACGGGTGCCGTAGTGGTTGGCAATAGCAATCGCCTCCTCCGTCGGGCCATGCAGGGACCAGTGCACATACGCCTGCCAGCGGTCACGGAGGGCAGAGTCCTGTGCAAGGCGAGCGTTGTACTTCTTATCGGCACCCTCGCCCACCGTGTTTGCGGTAGCCACGCAGATCTTGTCGTCCGAGACCTTGACCTGCCCAGGAGGGAACACGGCCAGCCCATTGGCAAGCGCGGCGTTGATCGACAGCAGGGCGTTGGGGTGCGAGCCGTCGATCTCATCGATCAGCAACCCGCACGGCCCATCGTGAGTCGCCCACCGATAAAGCTCCGTCTCCTGGTACGTGCCTGTGGCATCGTTGAAGCCCAGCAGTTCGTACTTATCACCAACCGGGGTGACAACAAACATGGGGATGTCGAGCGCCCGGAAGATTTGCTCCACCGCATACGTCTTGCCGACGCCGGCCTCTCCGGTGATCCAGATGCGGTTCACACGGCCGCCGCCCAGCAGCTTGACCAGCTTGCCGAACTCTGGGTGCTCCACGCCATCCACCTTCACACGCTTGCGGTCAGGGAGGACATGCTCCACCTTGCGGGTCACGCCCAGCCTCTCGGACAGGGCCTGGAGCAGCGGCTCGTTGACGGCAAGCCCTCGCTCGACTGCCTGCAAGATGGACTCCGCCACCTTGTCCATGCCCAGCGCCACGACGACCGGGGCAAGGTCGCCCCAGTCGTGGCCGGCAAGCGCACTGGATGCCGGCGTTGCAGGCGTTGCAGGCGTTGCCGCAACGGGCTCCGGCTTTGCAGCAACGGGCTCGGGCTTTGCAGCAGCGTCGATCTCATCGATCAGCAACGGCAGGCAGTTCACCAGGCTCGTGCGGTCGCACATGTCGGTCAGCCCACGGGCAATCAGCCGCTTAGCCACCCGCTTGCGCCACGCCCGGCCATCGCAATGCGCCTCCCCGCCATTCGCCATCTGGGTGAGATCCACGGCGGCGAGTTCGCTCCACCTCATGTCGGGGCCGTAGCCGATCTCGTTGGCGTAGATGCGAGTGGAGAGGAAGCGGGCAACCTCCTCGTCAGTCCACGTGTCCCGGGGCAGCGGGCGCTGAGCCCGCATGTCGTCCACCTCGCCCCGGGTTAGCGGGCCGGTGGGCTTGCGGACGATGCCACGGGCTGGGTCGTTGCGCCTTGAGCAGCAATCCTCCGCCTTCGCAAGCGGCGTGCTCTTGGTGCTCGGGCCGTGAATCTTGCCGCAGCCTCCGATGATGTCGTCACCGAGGCAGGTGTAATACTGACCAGTCATGCTTGCATTCCTTGCCGGGGTGTCCGGCAGTTCAGGTTGTGGCGACGACGACGCCGCCGGAAACAGCTTCCCCCCTCACCCGGGGGGGTCGCAGACTCCCCCCCCGGGAGAGGGGAGGGGGTGGAACTTCTCGGTCCTCCTCCGGAGGACTACGCGCGGGCCCTCCGGAGGAGGGCTTAGGGGAGGGAGGGGGGGGTGGCTCCCCTCGGAGAGGGGTTGTGCATGCCGGCGCAGGTGTGCTAGCCTGGCACGCAGCGGTGTTGCCACCAGCCTGACCGCTCTACCAACTCAAGCTCATGCACCCAGGCAGGGGGATGCGCTGACGCATCCGGCAGGGCCTGGCTAAACAAGCCTGTCGGGGGTGGCCCTCCTCTCTGACCTCCAAGGCACACCCCACGTGCCAAGGGGGGAGGGGGGGGTGTTTGACCCACACCCACGCAGGAGCGAAGACCGCGTGGGTGTTGGGATGGGGAGCGGGGTGACCAAGCAACTGCGCTCGGCCACCCCGCGTTACTTACACCAGGAACGTGATGACCATGAGCGTGGCAAAGAACAGCCACGTCACCCATGCGGGCTCATCGTCAGCGTTCGGAGTCCGGTCGCTATGCATGTGCATCCTTCACCTCGGGGGCCAGCTTGGCGCACAGTTTTGCCAGCTTGGCCTCAAGGGCTTCGACTCGCTCTTCAAGTCTCTCAAGCCCATATTCCACGCCGCTCTCGTTGATGGCATCCTCGGCCTCTCTGCGTGCGATATCCTCGATGGAATGGCGAGCGTCGTCCACGATCTCCTCGGCGTCGACCTCGAAGGACACGTCCCACTCTAAGTATACGTCAGGTTTGATGAGTGTCATTTATGTTGCCTCCTTGGGCATGTAGTTAGTAGTCCAGGTCACAGGTATCAGGGCTCGGGCGGTGATCCGCCCAGTTCTCATGCTGGGGGTGGTCCGGGTACACAGCCCCGTACACAACCTCGCACCGTGCATCCACCCCGAAGCGGTTCTCCGGGTTCGGCAGGTGCCGCACCGCATACACGGTGAAGCCGTCCAGGTCGGTGAGCTTTTCAATGCCCATGTCACGACCCGTCCGGCCTGCAATGTCCAGCGCCTCGCGAAGCGCAGCGTCGTAGTCTCGTCCTCGGTACATCATCATGCCTCCTCGTCCTTGCAGGAAACGCGCCGGTGATGCTCCCCGCCACAGTTGCGGCAGACCAGCGACGAGTCGTAGCCGTTGAGGGAAAGATAGATGTCCTCCGAGCCGCACGCCGGGCATGCCCCCGGGCACGCAAGCACCGGCGCCAGCTTGTCCTGCATGGCAGCGTCAAGGCGGGGTCGGGGTTGGTACTTCGGCACGCACGGCCCTCCCCACTTGGGCATGGGGGGCGGGTCCCCCCCCTCGTCCATGCGGCTGGCGACCTTGTCCGCCATGTCCTCGAACTGTCCTTCGGTGATGCCCAGACGGTCCTCGATCTTGCGCTTGTCTGTCATCGTCATGCATCCTCGTGCATGGGGGTGCTGAACCTGTCAGGCCCGGTGTCGGGGCGCATCCGCATGGTCATGCCTCTGCTGTGTGCCTCGCCGCCCGAGCCCGTCGTACCGCCTGTGCGGATCACGGTCTTGCCCCGCCAGCCGATGTTCCACTTTGCAGCAGAACGCAGGGCCCGCATGCGAACACGGGCCATGTCGCTGGCGGCGTGCCAGGCCGGCGTGTAGCCAACGTCGCCTCCGCCGGAGAGGAACTTACTTACGTCCATCGTGTATGCGGTGTTGCTGTACAGGTCGCTGAGATCCTGCAACGACAGCTTGCTCAGGATGCGGACAAGCCGCTCGGGGTGGGTGTGGACTCTTGCCATCGTCATGCCTCCTTGGCATCGGGGTTCAATCGCTCGAAGCACGCCAGGCAAGATCCGTCGCCTAGCCGTTCCTCTTCGTCGGTTAGTTTGCAGCTACAGAAATAGCAACTTGATTCCATCGTCATGCCTCCTTGTGCATGGGTGATGGGGCTGACCCCCCGTGGAGGGCCAGCCCGCTTGCAAGCTCAGACCAGTGCGTCCACCAGCTTGTCCAGCTTCTCGTTGGTCTGGACCGAGGAGGTCACCAGCACCTCCATGGCCGACAGCAGCTTGTCCATGCCGTCAGGGGCACTGGGAGCCGCCTTGCTGGCCTTCTGGGCCTTGGCCGGGGCCTTGGCCTTGGGAGCCGCCTTGGGGGCCTCCTTGGCCTTCTCCTCGGCCTTCGTCAGCCAGCCGTCCATGGAGCATGTACGGATGACCCGAGGGCGCTGGCTGTCCATCCAGCCGGGGATCTCCCCCCATGCACCCTGCTTCTCGGCCCACTTGCACCAGGACTCCGCCGCCTTGGCAAGGGCCTTGGAAGCCGCCTTCCACTTGCCGCCTTCCAGGGCCTTGCGGAAGGGCTCCAGGTTGACCTCCGAGCCGCCCCAAACCTCGGAGAGGTTCTGCGTGCTCGTGGCGAGCCTGTTGGCCCAGCGGTGCGGCGGCTCCTGCCGCCATGCGGTCTTGAGGGCACCCTTGGCCTCCTCCATGCTTGCGAGGAACTCCCGAACGAGACGGCGACGAGTGTTGAGGTTGGCGAGGTGGAGCTTGGACTTGGACATGATCGTGACGCCTCCTTGGCGCCGAGTTGGTGGTGGGAGGTGGGGAAGCCGAAAACAAAACGGCCCCCCCCCTCTCCCTCTCTTTTGTCGCAGACTCCAAAAGAGAGGGAGAGGGGGGGGTCCTAGCCGAAGCCAGCCCAGCCCCCGTAGGGGGTACGCGCGCGGTCCCCGTAGGGGACTAAGGGGGGGTCTCAGCTAGCCCGTACACGCCGTGAGGGCCGTAGGCCCTGCGCGGGCAGCCCGGACGCATGCCCGGGGGCGCATGGGGGGCTCATCTTCCCTGCAATCTACGTCGGATAATGCACCTTACGTACCACCCAGCGGCATCTTCCATGCACGCGCACACCCCCACCCATCCGCGCACCCGCCCGCCCATGGAACGATCCAATAACTCCCTGCCCCGCGCAGCGGCTCCCCCCCCCCCCCCCCCTGTTTTGCATACTCAGCGGGTCCCATACTGGTGGTAGCAAATATTATGAGCAACCCTGATCCCCCGAGCACTCCGGCAGCGGCGTGGGACGAGCTAGAGCGCCGTGGTGCGATCCCAGCGGAGCACAAGAGGAGGCCCCCAAAGATGTCTGGCGGTAAGAGCGTGAGCCTGGTGAAGGCGTTGAAGGACTACGTGAGGGAGCATCCGGAGTACATGGAGCACGTGGTGATGGGCTTGATCCACAAGGCGCGCCAGGGGGACGTGAAGTGTGCAGCGCTGTTGTTTGACAGGCTGGATGGTGCAGTG